TTTGAATGTTATTAAACTCAAAATTAATCAAGCGAGCTTCTTGGTTCGACGTCGTCGCCGCAACATACTCTAACCCTTCCCGTCGAAACGCATACCCCTCGGGGCTTACGTACACGTTCCTTAATTGCTTAGCCGAATCTGCATACCGCTCCCGCCGAATATCCATAATCGACGTAGGGCTAATCTCGCCCCCCACGAACGATCGTTGTGCGGCTATAAGTTTTGTTTTACGCGCCATTAGCCCCTAACCGCAAGGTAGCTCTGCGTTCCCGGTGCCGTTCCCTTCCCCCCTGAATTTTGAGAATCTATTAACTTAGCGTCAATCAACTGCTGTTTTAATAGATTGCCATAGACCATCGCTTTATCCGAGTCTTCTTGCAAGGCAATAGCCAGTAGTCGAGCCATAGCAAACTCAAGCGCACGGGCAAAATAGGCCGGGAACTTATTTTCGGGCGGGGAGAACGCATACGTGATTTTTAATGCCGTTGCGTTACAGTATATTTTATCCTCGTGAATCTCGTAGTCTAACGTAGGCGGGTCTTTCTTAACCAACCGTAAATAGTTAGCTGGCAACTGAAACGCCGAAGAAAACCCGTATAGCGGAGCCGCCGCTAATTTATTAAGCTCAACTTGGTTAATCGCAAACCGCCAAGGATGGCTCTGTAACAAGCCATCCTTAGTAGTGTCATACAACGCTTTACATAGTTTAGCCTCGCGCGTACTATCTGAAAACGACGTGATCTCGTCGGCTCCAATTAGAAGCAGCGCGGCGGTGCATAGGCTAACTTTTGTAAGCGTCATAAGCTCTAGTCTGTGTCAGTAGCTGTAATAACTAGCCCATCGGTTACGTCAACGACGCCACCAGTGTTGCTGTTAACAACGTTAAAACTGTGAACCGGGGTTCCGCCAGTTGAAGACACAACAAGAATTATGTCGTTCACTTTCAAGTTTACGGACCGATCATTAAAATACCCGGATGCTCGAATGACAGACAACGCATCGGCGGAGCTGTAAATAAACAGATCGGGAGTGTCCTGTCCGTACTGAGTGATCGCTTTAAATGAATTAATATCAAATGCCATTTACCTGTCCTCCTTATGACTCGTCAGTAGTAATTTTGACCAAACCAGACGCATCAATAACGCCAGCCTCGGCCGAAAAATACATAACAATCTCGTCAGAGATAGTATTCGCGTTATACTCTACTCGCATAGTGAAATCTCGGTTCATGACGTAACCAACGGCATCTCGAACATACGCAAAGTTTGTTCGGTCATTAGTAGCCAAAGGTAAGCCACCTTCTGCTCCGTTATTACCAATGAATTTGAAATCAAAGCCGTAAAAGCTAGAGATGCTACCATTCACCAAAGTTTTGACTGCGCTCGTATCAATCGTTTTAACATCGGTTTCTTGGGTCAAGTGGTGTTTGCCTCGTGCGCTAGCAACAATGTAACGGCCTTCATCCGGTACCCCGTCTTCGTCAAGCAATAAGGCTGCTTGAGCAATCATGGCAACGTTTAGGTTGTCGTTACTACCAGATATGTTTTTAGCAACAGTTTTTGACGGAGAGGCCGCAACCAAAGCGTCAATGATAATCTGGTCTTCTTTTCGGCGACACGCTCCGGTAATTGCCGGTTTTAACTCTGCAATTGCGTCGTAGTTAACTTCGCTTTTTAGAAAATCATCACAAGATACACGCCCAGCGTATCGTTTAATTGTGATGGTGACTTTAGAAACCGGGGGGTTACTCTGTAAAACTTCCGTACCCACAGAGTGCTCGGTCATTCGGATCGCTCCGTAAATTGGAAACTGATGCGACTCACCGCCAGTAGTTTTAACCCGTACAGTATTTCTTAATGTTCCGCCTTCTTCAATAAATTCGTGATGAACATCCGACTCAAACGTTTTGAATTGGATAGTGTTTAAAATATTATATGACATGATTTATCCTCAATTCTTAACAACTAATACAACAGTCGAATTGGGTTATCGCCACTTAGCGGGCCTCATCTGCCATTTAAAGTTTGGGTCAACTTTAGTTTTTATGGGCTTCGTAAAAAGGTTACCATAAAAAAACTACAAATAGTATAACTTACTTTTTTTTAATTGTCAACCTGTATTCCCGCCGCTTGAAAGTATTTTCGCATTTTGCCTAAATACTCTTCTTGTTTTGCGGGGTAAGCCTCAAACAAATGACCATTTTCTTTCTGATACTGTCTAGCTTCTATTAAAAGCTCGTCCGCCGATTGTTTTGGGGTTGCGGCTGCGTTGCCTGAGGGAATAGTTAAATTTGGTTTAACTAGATTTCGGTGTAGAAAATCCAAGGCCTCTCCGGTCGTAGCCATGCTATCCAGTATTTTTTGATCGGCTTCGTTTAACCCCTTTTTATAGTTATTAAGCTCACCAAGCACTTGCTCTTTTCGATGTCCAAGTTTTAGCAACTCGTCCTCTGGCTTAACTTTCGCCGCTTCTATTGACTCTAAATAGCTTTCAAGCACCCCTTCGGCTTGCTCTTTATTTAATCCGTTTTTCTTAAAAACCTCTGCAAGATACGGCAAGTCTAAATTTTCGCTTAACTCTTTGTACTTCTCTAATTGTCCCCCCTCTTCAAAATTAAAATCGTAGTTTTCTGGGGCTGCGTATTTGGCCTCAATCTCTTTAACGTTCTTCCGCAATTCCCCAATGTATTTACTCTGCTCGCTATAAGCCGCCGCTAAATCGCCAGCAGTTTTATACTTACCCCCCAATAAATCTGCAGTTTCCGTTTCAGCACTAACAACTTCTGCCGGCGCTTCTGTTGCAACACTTTCTGCTTGCGCGTTTTCTGTTTCTACACTTTCTGTTGGGGTTTCAAGTAATGACATCAATTAGCCTCCTTAGCGTTATTTTTTACATGCTCTAAAAGTCGTTTAAGTTGTCGTACTACACTGTTCTGTCCTTCTCGTTGTGCCGCTGCCATTAAAGTATTGCCACTATCGGGGTGCACCATCTGGATAACTGGCTTCCCAATCGTGTTATTTTCTAAAATTTTCAACGCTTGTTGCCCGTCTGGGGTTCTAAGTAACCGGATTAACACTAGTTTTTCCTCGTCGCTAAACGGTATTTGTATCACTGCGCTGCCTCTGGCGTTTGTTGGCCTAGTTGTTGTTGCGCCATGCTAATAATGTTTTGTTGAATCTGGGCAGATTGTTCCTGCGTTGGTACTATGCCCTCCGGTAAACTCAAATGTGTGGCAATTTTACGTGCATATTCTGCTGTGTTTAACACCGTTTCTAGCATTTCTGGGCCTTTAATCTCCATCATGTGCCGTGAATAGCGCATTAGATTAAGTATTTCTTCCTCCTCTTGCAACGTAGCCAGCGGTGACAGACTCTGAACATTAATCTCCAGCCCATTTACCCGAAACCTACCTAAATCTACCATTGGGTTGCCCTCTGGGTCGATTACTTTTTCTAAGCATTTTAACGACACGTCAACCGTTTTTGCCACAAGTTCTCTAAACAGCCGCCCAAACGAGGAGCCCGATCGATTCGCGTATTCTTGCTGCCGAATCGTTTGCTCGGTAGCCGTCTTTACTGGCGCATCGATCGGGCCTAACGGATCCGTAAATAGCATTTCGTTAATGTTTTTCCGCAAGTCCTCAACGATAATCCGTTGTAAATTAGAATACGGCGGTGGGTTTAAGTATTGAATCTTTGGCCCCGCCATATCCCAGTACACCGGTATCGCAATACCCGGTTCAAGTTTCATGTTCTCTAAACTCATAACGCCATCGTCCCCAACTAGCAACGGCGGCTGCCCCGTCATCGCTGCTGCTTTTAAGTCAAATTCTATCGACTTGTTAAGTGTCTTAATATCGGGTAGTGCATACATAAGCGGTCCTCGGCCATACCATTCGCCGGCAACCACTGACCATCGAAACACCACCCACGGCAAAAACTCTTCGTCGCGCTCCACAAGTAAATGCTTGCCTTTGGTTGCCAAAATACAATACTTAAACCCCATCACTTTTTCGGTTTTTTGCACTCCGTCGATCATATAGGTTGCCGTGATTTCTTCGGGATACATACCTTCGATCAGCTCGCACTCGTCCATGGGTTTTTCTGCGTAGGCGTCTTGCATCTCTTTTGGTATTTTTGCATCCGGCCACGTGTCCATAATGTTTCGATATTGTACTTTCATTTTTCGAAACACCGTGTCAACAGTGTTGTCCGCACCGGTTGCAATGTACAATTTGGCAATTGGCACCGCTTCAACCAATAGCGGCTGCCTACTTGTGCCGGGGCGTATGAGCAACGCTCCTGTTCCCGCCGCTACGTCATACAACGCTTCGGACACTGCTTGGTCAAACGCCGACGCATGAATACACTCAAACAACTTGGTCTCCATAATTTCTAATTGTTTAAGTACTTCGGGGTCGTCTTGTCCGTCCTCCCCTTTTAAAAACCTCCCCGCTTTTAACCGAACCCACTTTTTCATTGGCGGGACCAGCACGTTTTGAATATTGGATACAAACTTTTGCGTCCCGTTTACCGCAGTTGAATCAAAAACAATTTGAGCGTTATCTTTCTTTTCGCCATACGCAGTCTCGCTAAATAAGTTTCGTTGCGGCATACAATACTCATAAACTTCTTCATACGTCGAATCCCATTGTTGCTTACGCGACTCAAGTGTTTTGAACGTCGCTAAAAATTTTTCTTTAACGCTCACACAACACCTCGCTCAGACGTTGACAACAACGATCGTCGCCCCATTGTTCCGCGCCTTAACGCCAATAAGGCCGTAGTATTTTCCAGCGCAATCTGCTCGCGTTGCGCTCGACTTTCTTCTTCTTGCTCTCGCAACTGTTCTTGTTGCATCTCTAACTGTTGACGCTGTACTGAGTCGTCGTATTTTGGTCCGCCGCCACCCATATTCTACCTCCATTTATTACTAACCACCGGTACAATTCATACGGGGTCATTGCATAATTAGTTATTCCTAACGCCATTTTCACTATACTAACACACCCCGGTATACTATTTCCAATATGAAACCCCGACTTACAGTTTTTTTCGATCGTTTCATATTCGACGATTAGATACTTTGGCCGGTTAAAATAAAAACTCAAAACTTCTTCGGCCGTTTGATTTTCGTATAGTTTCGTGTTTAAATTAAACCCCGTGTAATCAATAGCCACCGTGTGGGGGCTAATTGTTCGTAACGCAAACACGTGCTGAATATTATGGTTTAAGAGTTTTTTTAAAAAACACATAGCTGGGTGTTTTGTAGGCGCAATGCGTCGAAACACCACATACCATTTAATTTTCCTCATGCCCATAGTATACTAAAATATTTTAAATTTCGGAAGTACAGTCGGTTTTTGCATTTTTTCGTTTCGACCTAACATTGTTTTATGCTCGCCCCCGCCTAACAACGCATACTGCAACGCATCGTGTGGGTGGCTAAACCGGTTTTTTTCCGGCTCTAACTTATACTTCGCTTCGCCACCGACGTTCAATCGCTTATAGTGATACCCGCCATTAAACCCTCGGCGCACCATGGGAGCTTTCTGTCGGCTTATTACAATCCCCGGTAAGCCATTGCTCGACCGCAACAGTGGCGACAATACCGCTTCTCGTCGAACTTCAAACTTATTGGACGGAGCCGGACGAATAAATAAGTTTTCTTTTTTAAACAAATCAAACGCTGTAATCCCTTGCTGATCTCTAAATCCGCCAGACGGATCGCCCCATAACTCAATATTCGCTTGGGTATACTCTTTAGTCAAATACTTGTTAAGATTTCGAGCAAAGTCTTGAAGCGGCCACGTTTCGCCATCGGGCGTTAAAAATTCATCAATCACTCGCCAACGCCCAAACGCGTCACGTTGCGTAATTACCGCCGACGGGGTGAGTCCAAAGTCCACGCCCACAATAGCCGGCAATACTGGATCATACTTAACCTCTGCACTTGAATGTGTGGCGTCCACATAATTTTCCCCATATACCGGCTTTCCTTCCTGTATAAACCCATACTTTCCATGCACGTACACATCAATCCATTCTTGAGGTTTACCCGCCATCATGTTGTTATAATAACCGGGCGGCAAATTTTCCACATTCTCTGCGCCTTCACTTAACCCAGACGGTTGATCAAAAAACACCCACCCATCCGGCTGTTGAATTTCAGCCATGTTGTACCACCAGCTAGAATCATCGGGCGGGTTAGTGTCCGCTATAACGCCAAACCGAGTTGGCCATTGCCCCTCAAAGCCTTCGGGCTTCTCTCTATGCGACGGATACCGACCTACCCGCCCCGTAGCCGCGTCTAAAATCTCTTTCAAAATATACCGCGCCTCATTAAACCAGATCATTGTAGCTTCTAACGACAATAATTTCTTAACGTCTTCCGGACGGTCTAACGCTAAAAAAATAACTTCCGCTTCCACATCGTCAATCTTAATATGGTGCGAGATCGGCGGCTTTCGGTTTACCTTGCCAAACACTTCTTCTGGGAACCAGTCCAGCCAAGTCTTTAACGTCGTCGTCTCAAGCTCCGGCGCCGTATTCCTAACCACGATATGCCGCGTCCGACGAATCCCGTCTTTTGATTTTGCTTGGGTCTTCATAACCACAAACAACTCAAAACACATACCCACCGACTTCCCAGAGCCAATCGGCCCTTTCACTCCTCGGAAAAACGCATCCGAGTTATGAAACTTCGAAAGCGTTGGCGAAGCCTTATAATTTAATTCAAACTTCATCCAATATCGGCTGAGTCTTCTTGTTGTGCTTTTTTAGCCCGTGCTCTCTTTGGCTGTAAAACCTTCGCCTGATACGCTTCCTTATCGTGCGGGTTTAAATTCGCCCACGCCAAAATAGACGACACCGGCCGCGGCTCGCCACAAACCTCACACTCCCTCAAAAACAAATGCGGATTAATAAACCCTTTATCCAACACGCCGCCATTCGCTGTCGCACAACCAATACAAATCACCTGAATCTTAGACATCTATAACTTCTCCTTTTTCCTGATTAACCGATCCTAAATCAATGTTTATGTTTATCTGAGTCTTACTACCAGTATCCTCCATACCACCATGTCCTGTAAACTTCATCTTATTACTCACCATACTCGCCAACGCCCCCGACACCCGAGAATCCCCCTCCTCAAACCGCTGCATCAACGACTGCAACACCTCCTCAAACTGCCCTGCCGCAATCTTAGCGTCCAGCATCACAGCCTTCACATACGTCTTGTGAACACTCACCACAACCTCTTCAATATGCGGCTTCTTCATCCACGTCGCTGCCACTCGCTTATCAATCCCAGCCGCTTTCGCCGCCTTGTCCGGATCCAACGTCTTCTTGTACTCCTCTAAAAAAGCAATCTGAGCCATCGTATACGCATAATGCTCCGGTATTTGTACCGGGTTATTCCGATCCGCTACCAACTCCACCGGCGGATTATCCTTATCCACCTCTTTAAATTTCTTTTTTACACGAGCCATAACGTCCTTGTCTATTTTCTTATTAATCTCTTTCATACATGGGCTATGGCAGCAGTGTATTGTCGTTTGATTGTTTTAGTTTGTGAGAGAGAAAGAGAGTGAAATGATTTTGTCTCCACCACTACCATAACTCCCCATACTGTACCATGTGCGTTAAACTCTGTCAAGCCCCCAGCTACGTTAAACTATTACTTAGGCTTTTTAAACTTTACCCTTTTTGTAAAGCTCAAAAAATACAGAGGCTCTTTAGATAACGCATAGGGAAAAGCGCGCTCGGCGGGTACCCCCTACGAATTTAGACCCCCAGGGGGCTATCATTTTCGTTGTAAACTCAAGCAATTATTAACGTATGTCGCATAACCTACATTATGTATAGTTTTGTAAAAAGCCTGTAATGACAAGAAATATGTATTTTGTCCAGTGTTTCAACAGCGGCCTATGAGTAGTATCGTCCGAGGCGCAGAGGGTAGACGTCTTCATACAGCTTTAAACCGCTTAAACAGCTTACAGAGCGATAATTTTGTACCATTTTACGCTTTTAGCCGCTTAACATAACAAAACATACGCTAATAGTATATAATGTTGATTATATGGCTGAATATCGCTATCTCATCCGCATCAGCTACAAGAACCGCGACAGCTTCCAGACTTGGAAGCCAGCGAGGACAGCAGCCCAAGCAATGATTAAGGCCTTGGAAGCCTACAAACATCGTATCAGCCATATCACTAGCGTTTGTGTCATTGGCCAACCGATACCAGTGTGTAAACGTCGCCGGAAACAACAACAAGCTGAAACGCTACCAGAGCGTGCAGAGCGTTACAAACAAAAGCCACCAAAGCCGCCAAGCGTATTCGACATTTAACCGATAAAACCCCTTGCACAAAAAATCCAATCGTGTTATAATCGCGCGCACACACACGCGCACGCACGCCCGCGGAAATATACTTTTAAAATATATATTTACCTTTATATATAAATATATATTTTACTACCTAAATACGTTATGGTAATTTTTTGAAAATGTTTTTTTATTTTTATTTTAGTGTATTTTACAACGATTATTGAAAAAAAACAAAAATTTATAAAAATCACTGTATTACACGTTTAGGCGTAAACCAATATATACAAAATAAAATGCTGTATTTTAGCCTATTTCCATACATCAACTGCTAGGCGTAACTCCGTAATACAGTATTACAGGATTACACGTAGTTTTGTAATACGTATATCAGCCGCTAGGCGTGGTTTTGTAATACACAAAATAGGCTAAAATACATCATTTTATTTTTTGCGATTTTTGTATTACGACGCTAGGCGTGATTTCATACATCAAGAAATTTCGATTTGACGACACTGGTCACGGTTGATACTATTGGTTTTGTCGATAGTTTTAGTGTTTTATTAGTTTAAATGGAGTGAAAGAAAATGGATACTAAAAACGAATTGCGGGAACAATGCCAAAGAATTGCTGATGAAATAAGCACGGGCAAGTATGACATGGAGGACTGGGAAATTGAGGAATGGGAGGGGCCTTGTGCGTCGCATTATCTAAACGATGCGCTAGATATTGAGTACACGATTAATAGTAATCTTGAGTACAAGGGGGCAAGGGTATGTGTTGCGCTTGGCGGGCCTAATATCTATATAGACACACGGCACAAGGTTATTCGGGGCTATTGGGGAAATGATAGGGTTGAAGTCCCATACTATGATGACAATCTTGGGCTTGATGATTGTTGTTGTGAAATGTACGCGTCACTTAGATATTAAGGGGGATTCAGTAATGCTACAAGTATCTAAAATCAATGGGCGCGTGTGGCTTAAAGTGTTTAATGACACGGGCTTAGTGTATAGTGATGGCGATTTTGACACCATCAGTGACGCTATGGTTGCCGCGGCTTATTATTTAAAGTAATTAATTAAAAACGGAGGAAAAAACAAAATGAATATACAAACACATGCTTACAACTTAAAATGCGATTCAAGCGTAAGATTCACAAAGAAAGACGCGCCAGAAACCCTGGAGCAATTGTACAACGCTACCGAGGATCCGGACTTGCGGGACAAACTGGCCTTGCTTTACTCAACGATGACACCGAAGCCAGCTGCGAAAAATAATCCGTTGGCATGGGTGGCAACGGCTAGTAATCCAAAATGCGATCGCAATATGTTTGACAAAATGCTTGTTGCTAACGGCTATGCGATTGGTTGCGACGGGTACCGTGTCCACGGCTACAAATTGCCGGCCAGCCAAGCGGCTGATCTTGAGGGCCAGTATATCGACGCTAATGGCAACATTTTAGCTATTGACACGCGGACCAATTTACCGGTTGATCAAATGTTAAAAATGCTTAATGCCGATAAGTACCCGTTGACTGATACCTTTGACATAGCAAAATGCGTTGTTGAAGCTGATGAGTACAGTTCTGATAAGTTTTTTGACCTAGAATTGTTTGGCCAGAAGTGCCGGTTTAACAAAAAGTTTATTGAACAAGCGTTCAACGGCCGGCAAGCTGTCCATGTATGCACGACAACTGAATTCACTGGCCAGCAAGCGGTACGGTTTATGTTAAGCGACACCGAAACAGCCGTTGTTATGCCGGTACGCATTCGGTAAATAGGGAGTCAACAAAAATGATAAACGAAAAAAGCACAAAAAGTGAAGTAATGGAAGCCGTAAAACAGAATGGGTATGTGTTGTGTTATGCTAGTGAGGAATTGCGGAACGATCGGGATGTAGTGTTGGAAGCAATAAAGCAGTATGGGTATGCGTTGTATTATGCTAGTGAGGCATTGCGGGCTGATCGTGAATTTGTACTAGAAGCAGTAAAGCAGAATGGCTTGGCGTTGTATTACGCTAGTGATGTATTGAAAGCTGATCGGGATGTTGTTATGGAAGCAATAAAACAGGACGGGCGGGCATTGTATTATGCTAGTGATGTATTGCGGGCTGATCGTGAGATAGTGCGGGAAGCAATTAAACAAGATGAGTATGCGTTGATGTATGCAAGTGATGAGTTAAGAAAGGAATTAAGCAAATGATAAAGAAAAAAAGCGCTACACAAAAAGCAATAGAAAATTCAAAAGTACCCAAGGCCGCGCAAGCGGCCCTAGAGGATTTGTTTGCCGAGGCCTTTAGTCATTATTGGGATTTTGAAACGGATATTCAGGGGACGGCCTTAACCATAAAAGACTTGTTCATTAAATTTTGTGAGCAAGAATTTGATTCGTACCAACACCGCTACGCAGTTGAGTATGGTTTGCGCATTGACGCGTCACTCACTCCGGCTGGACGGCGCAAACTGTATTTTGAACGGGAGCTTTTAAAAACTGGAAAATTTAACGGATATGACTACCTACCTTTGCAAGGCTATATGTATTTAGCCGTTGAGTTTAATGGCGTACAGACAAGCAAGGGAACGGGCAAGCCATGTGACGTGTATTTTATCGAATTGCGGCAACACAATCGGTTTATCAATTCATGGGTTGTTAAGGATTACCCACAAGACCATGATCCGTATCATCGTTACGCAAAAAGATCATGACGAATAAACAGATTACAATACGCATACCGAAACTCAAAAGCCCTGGATGCTCCAGGGCCAAAGTTGTACCGAACCCGCTAGAGATACACACACCTCGCGCGGCTTATTTGTTTATAGGGCTTGAGTTAGTAGCTGTACAGGTACTCAATGGGCCGGCGGTGTTACCGTTTAAGTGGTGTACGGGTGTACGGTCCGTTGATTTTGTGTGTGACTTTTTAGTACCATACGGTCACAAGGTAGCCGAGGGCAAAGCCGCGATTGACAAGGCCATTGAGGCGGGTACGATTTTAGTGAAAAATGCACGTCCGGGCGGACGTTTAACCGTTGAGACCACGGGCGACATGGCAAAAAGTAAAAACAAGGAGCAAAAATAATGAATACAGCTACATGGAGTACAAAAGAAAAGGTTTTGCAATTGGTTAAGCACAACGGGCGTGCGTTGCAGTATGCCAGTGAGGATTTGCAGAATGATCGGGACGTCGTCATGGCAGCGGTGAGGGACAACGGGCTGGCTGTGATTTATGCAAGTTGGGAATTGCTACATGACCGCGAGGTCGTTCTGGCAGCAGTGAGAGAAAACGGACAAGCGTTGTTGAGCATTCACGAGAAATTTCGCAATGATAAAGAGGTCGTCATGGAGGCGGTGAAGCAGGATGGGACTGCGTTGCGGTTTTTAGCGTTGAGTCCAGTATCTGCTAAATTGCTGGCTGATCGGGAGGTCGTCATGGCGGCGGTGCAGCAATCCGGGCGTGCGTTGCGGTGGGCGGCTAATAAATTGCTGGATGATCGGGGTTTTCTTCTGGAAGCGTTGCAGCAGGATGAGGGCAACATGGCAAAAAGTAAAAACAAGGAGCAAAAATAATGATTTTTTTAGCAAAAGATAGTAGTAGTAAAGATAGTAGTAGTGTTTTTAATTTTAGGCGTATTGCAAAGTCCGCTACCACTGAAACGATAGAACAGTTAGTATCGTCAGAATCGTTTAAAGAGTTAGAAAAATATGTAGAAACATATAAAAAGTATAATTTTAGCGAGTTAGAGACATATAGTTGGTGGAAAAATCCGTTTATGTTTGACAATTCGAAGCCCACATACAAAGAACTTAACCGCAAAGAAAGAGAAAGAGCCACGGTTATGAGAACTCTCTTTGAGAAGCTAGGGGGCCAAGGTTATGCCTGTTGGAATAAAGAATTTATCAGTGGCAGTGTAGTTGCGCTTAAATTTTATCAGAAATTGTCAAATTGTCTTATAGAATTGAAACATTTTGAGAGGGCTTTTTGTGAAGTACCAGAAGTAGATAGTAATTTCATTGATACACTAAACCAATTTGCCGAAGAGTTTTCAGGAATTATGGACGATACAGACCTAGCGAAACACGCTAACAAACTACAAGATTTTATTAATCTTTAACAACAAGGAGCAAAAATAATGAATAAACAACACATGGTAACATTTAGAACAGAAGAAGTCGTTGCACGACTGTTTAAAGCGTATTGTAAAGACAAGGGCGTGACGGTCACATGGGCGTTGTCAGCTTTCATGGCTATGGTAGTGGCCCAAGTTTATGAAGCCGACACAGAGATTGACACGATTTTAGCGAAAAAGATAGCGGGTTCGACTTGCTACCAGCAGGAATTTATGTTACTAATTAGAGACTTAATGGGCGATATGATAACAAAACTGGATGCAACAGATGACGCCAGCCAAACTTATAGGAGAAGTATTTATGAAACCAAACAACATTAAACCGGGCATTGCAAAATACACGCATTTAAAATATGAGTATCAGCGAGATAAATCCGAGCCAAAACCACGGTATGGCCAACCCACCTTTCCGTATTCATATAATAAAAACGCACGCGTTAGTTTTTTAGACCAGATCCAAGCGATAAAGTATCAGCGAGAATTGCCGAAAGCGCAAAACCCACAATACGGCCAGCCATTTCCGTCGTACAATAAAAACGAACGAGTAAGTTTGGTAGATGAACTCCGAGCTATAGAGCGTCAGTATCCACAAGCAAAGCAGCGCAAGTCCCGTTATGAACATAGTAAAAACAAACGAGTAAGTTTTTTAGATCAAATCCAAGCAATTCCGTATAAAGAGATCGAGCCGCCAACGCCAAGGAAAGTCCCAATCCCGTATAGTCTTTTAAGTGAAATCCAGTTACTCTGGCTTTTAAGCGGAGTGCGATAATGGGCGGCGGATTTATCGCATACGGCGGGCTTACACCGCCGTCACCGAGATCGCTTAGGCAAAAAGTGACAATAGAGATAATGTTAAACAATCAGTCTTTTCATTTTACCCGTGACGAAGTAGATGAGGTCGCTAACGCAGTTTCTGGGTTACGGAAAGACCCAGAGCATGCAAGAAATTTAAAAAAAGAATTGATTTTAGATGCTGACTTATTAATTGCGCTGATGAATGAAACTAAAATCGCGGCGCAACGCAAAAGAACTGGTCTTGCTTCTGACGGGAACGGTTACGACAGTATCGAGTTAGCGTTTATCGAGAACAAACATTTATCTGTATATGAATCCGAGTGGGTACGCGAGACAATAGATACTTATAAACTGATGGTTAAAAGGGCGGTGGCTCAAAATAGCCCTAAACCGATTACACCGCCACCATCGGTGATTAGTGTGGCAACTTCTAAAAAATGCTCATGCGCAATAGTTTGAAAAATTTAACCCCCAATTTCGTATAGGCGGCCATGTTTAATTCATTACCGGCTTATTCAAGAGAACAGAATGCCCAATGGCTGCAGGCGCAATCAAAGTTTACTGCAGTCAACAACGCCGGGCGCGTTGCGGTTAATAACAGTATGAATTTAAGTGCTCAGGACGAGCAAGAAAAGCCATATATTAAAAAGAACAAACCGACTAAGCCATTGTTATTCGACTACTATAAAACGCTTTACAAGCGCAACTAAGTAGTTTATAGTTAGATTAATTTATCAATATCAAATCAGGAGAACAGCCAATGACCCGATTAAAGCCGAGTGCGGCATTACTAAAAACAACTAAAACTTTTTATGACAATGGACTTATAACCATGCCACTTAAGGGCAAGGTACCCATGGTAAAAAACTGGACGCAGTTAGAGCTTCCAGAGGCCTTTGACGCCGACTATTACACAACAAGCTCAGCAGGTTGGGTGATCCGGGAGCCTTACATGGTTATTGATGTGGACGTGCGGCCAGAGATTAACGGGCTGGCAGCTTTACAACGGCTAACTGATGATCTTGGGTTTGATTTTTTAAACAACGCCGGCGTCACGGTGCGCACGCCGACTGGGGGGATGCATTTGTACTACAAAATCTTCCAAAGCGGCGTTAGCTACAAGAAAAATTTGGCAGCTTACGAAGGGTTGGACTTTTTGAGAGGCAGCCACCAAGTATTGATACCCCATAGCGAGACCGAAGCCGGTACGTACCAACTGGATGGCGGCGAAAACAAATTCTCAAACATTGTCGAGATACCGGAAGGGCTGCATTTGCTATTAATGCAAAAAGAGGCGGAAGTTTGTGGAGGCACTGGTTATTTTACGGACAGTAAAACGGATAAGCTGCTGTTGACAGGCTACATTAAACAGTTTGGTGTTGTTGGTGAGGGCGAGCGTAACAATGCGTTGTATAAAATGGCTTGTCGAGGCTACGATTTAGGGTTGTCGCCCAAGGTGGTATTAGGTATTGTAGCTGACGCAGATTGTTTCTCGCCACCATTAGGTACTAGAGAGTTGGCTACCACGCTTGTGAGCGCATTGAGCGCAAGACAAAACGAGATCGGTTCGCATTCTGTTGAGGAAGCACTGAAAGCCTTAGGCCCCATAGATTCTGGCTGTTCTCCGGGCCAAGGGCTTAATGACGTGCTTCCCCAAGAGAAGGTGGCCGCTCAGTTTGATGAAGTGTGCCCGTGGCACGACAAGCTACACAAAACCAAACACGGCACCGTGAGTGCTCAGAATTTTTGTGTCCGAAACTGCGCCATATTTTTAAAAAACATGAAAGAGTTTAAGGGCAAGTTGGGCTACAATGAGTGGAGTCGTGAGACTGTGTGGCTAGAGCCATGTAGCTGGCACGCATTTGATAAAGCGGACTGTATGCCCAACGGTATTGCGGTGACGGACGACGACCTGTTGTCGATCAAAACGTTGTTTAATGACATGGAGTTTGACCCATTGGTTAACCAGATTTACCAAGCGGCTCGGACTGTTGGGTTTGAAAAGAGTTTCCACCCGGTCAAGAAGTGGTTTAGTGAGTTGCCGGCGTGGGACGGTGTGGAGCGGGTACGTGGGTTGTTCCCAAACTACTGCCACGCTGATGATACTGCGTTCAATCGTGAGGTTGGCGAGGTATTGATGTGTGCGATAGTTAAACGGATTTATGAGCCGGGCTGCAAATACGATCACATGGTTGTGTTGGTTGGGCCGGAGGAGCAAGGCAAGTCAACAGCCATTAAGGCCTTGTCGGTGTTCAATAGTTGGTTCACGGATTCGCTGGGCGATATTAACAAGACTGGTGATGCTATCCAGCAGATCAAAGGTAAGCTGATCGTGGAGGACTCAGAGCTTAATGCGTTTATGAGCCGATCGAATACGGTGGCGAGTGTTAAGGCGTTTATATCTCGGGAGGTTGACCGAGCGCGATTGGCGTATGCGAAGTTGACCGAGGACGTTCCGCGCCAGTGTGTGTTTATGGGCACAACAAACGAGAACCAATTTTTGAATAGCGTTACCGGCAACCGTCGGATATGGCCGGTGGAAGTGTACGACATTGACGTTCCAACGCTTACCGAGGACTTACCACAGTTGTATGCGGAGGCCTTGGTCGTTTACAAAAAGCGGTACGCTGGGTTAAAAAATGGGTTGGTGTTGCAATCGGCAGAAGCTATGGAGCAGGCCAAGAAAGCTCAAACTAGCCGCATTGAAGTGGACGAGCTTGAAAGAGTTATTCAGGAGTGGTTAAATAAAGGCGTGAGAGACGGGTTTCAGTTGAGTGATGTATGGGATGGTTTGGGTCGAGACATAATACACCTAAGCATTAAGGAGCAAAAGCGTCTTGAGCGTGCGTTGTTAAAGTTGCAATATAAACGCAGCGATAATGGGTTTGTGAAGATTGGAGGTAAAAAATGATTAATAAAAACAGTACAAAAGAAGAAGTTTTAGAAGCTGTGAAGCAGGATGGTGGTGCGTTGTGTTATGCAAGTGATGAATTGAGGGGGGATCGTGAGGTGGTGCTGGCAGCGGTGAAGCATTGGGCGTCATCGGCGTTGAAATATGCATCTGATGAATTACGCAATGATAAAGAAGTTGTGCTGGAAGCGGTGCTATGGGACGGGTATGCGTTGGAGTACGCAAGTGAGGCATTAAAGGCTGATCGGGATGTTGCCCTTGCGGCGGTGCGGGAGAACGGGTGTGCGTTGTATTATGCAAGTGATGTATTGCGGAATGATCGTGATGTGGTACTGAGAGCTGTGCAGACCTTTCTTACGGGGAAGTATGCGTTGGCGTATGCAAGTGCGGACTTGCAGAATGATCGTGAGGTGGTGTGGGAAGCGGTTAGTCGGGATAGCTGGGCGTTGAGGTATGCGAGTAAGGAATTGCAGAATGATCGTAATTTTATACTGAAAGTGGTGAGTCAGAAAGGGAGTGCGTTGTCGGATTGCGTCAGGGCATTTCAAAATGATAAAGACCTGGTGCTGGAAGCGGTTAAGCAGGATGCATATGCTTTGTGCTATGTCAGTGATGACTTGCTGGCTGATCGGGATGTTGTACTGGCAGCGGTGACGCAGAATGGATTGACGTTGTATCATGCGAGGGAGGAATTGAAGGATATCTACTTGGGCAGTCACTTTATGCTGGCGTCGGGGGATAAAGAAGTTGTGCTGGCGGCTGTGAAGCAGAATGGGCTTGCGTTGGAGTATGCGAGTAAGGAATTGCAGAATGATCGTGATGTGGTACTGGCAGCGGTGAGGCAGGATGGGCGTGCGTTGGAGTATGCCAGCGATGAGTTGAAAAGTGAATTAAAATCGGAGGTAAAAAATGATTGATATGATAACTTATTGGCAAGTGGTGTTATTTAGTATAGTGTATTGGGGCTCGTTGATAGGGGCCTTGTTTTTTGTTTGTTTCGGTCCAAACCTAGATGAAAACGATAGGACTCTAGGCGGGGTATGCTACAACGTTTTAGTCCGTCTTTTACTGGCTGCGGTTGCGTTAGTGGTGTGGTATTACGTCTTCACATTTATTTTATTTTTATTCTTTGAAACTTTGGGAGCGTTGTGATGAGTGACGATATAAGAGGCCATAACGTCGGAGCCTCGGACTATTCCAAGTACAAAATACAGCCATGGGATATTTGGCTTGAGTACAATTTAAACCCGTGGGACGCTGATATTGTTAAACGTGTATTGCGCACCAAACCGGGTGAGCGACGACTGGATTATGAAAAAATCATCCATGTGTGTCAGGAACGTATCCGGCAAATAGATAACACGAGAATACAAGTAGCGGAGTAGAAAGAAAATGATTAATGAGAACAGTACAAAGGCAGAAGTGTTGGAAGCTGTGAAGCAGTATGGGCTTAATTTGCTGCATGCGAGTGAGGAATTGAAGGGTGATCGGGATGTCGTGATGGCAGCGGTGAAGCAGAATGGTCTTGCGTTGGATTATGCAAGTGAGGCATTGCAGAATGATCGTGATATAGTCATGGCAGCGGTGAAGCAGTATGGGCGTGCGTTGCAGTATGCGAGTGAGGAATTGAAGGGTGATCGTGAGGTGGTGCTGGCAGCGGTGGAGCAGTGGGGGAGTGCGTTCTGTTATGCGAGTGAGGAATTGCAAGGCGATCGGGATGTTGTACTGGCAGCGGTGGAGCAGCGGGGGAGTGCGTTGCGGTATGCGAGTGAGGAATTACGTGCTGATCGTGAAATAGTCAGGGCAGCGGTGACGCAGAGTATCCACGCGTGGCGGTTTGTTAGTGAGAGAGCGCGAATTGAAATGGCGGAATGTTGGGCTAAGTGTAAAGATTGCGCAGGAGAAAGAAAATGATTAAACCAACTTTAACTTATGACTCATTATCGCAAGAGTATTTTTATGCTTGTAGTCGGGAAGAAAAAGACATACCGAAACAATGCCGGATGAAATGGTCAGCCGGAAACACAGCTTGGAAAACTAAAGACTGGGCACTGGCCATGAGAGCCGCAGAGCTTTCCGGTATTGGGACAGCCATGTTTAAGGATAAACTAATTAAGCCACCAGCTCGACTCACCCTCCCGGATTTTCTGTACGACTACCAGAAGGAAGGCATCCAAACGATCGTGGCCAATAAGAACCTATTGCTGGCCGACGAGCAGGGGCTAGGAAAAACAGTACAAACCATTGAGGCCTTGCGGTACATAGACGCTCGACGCATTTTAGTATTGTGTCCGGCATCACTAAAGTATATGTGGCAGGAACAATTTGACCAATGGTCGGATAACCTACTCACCCAAGTGGTTGCGAATGGCAAGACACAAATTCTATTTACTAACAACGTCGTCATTGCTAACTACGACTTGGTGTCTAAACGGTATATCTACGAGCAGCTACGCGCATGGGCACCCGATATGGTGATCTATGATGAGGCGCATTATCTCAAGAACCCCACGTCCAAGCGGGCCAAGGCTTCGTTTCTACTGGGGGCTAACGCCGACCGGCGGCTGATGCTTACTGGTACCCCGATGCTTAACCGGCCTATCGAGTTGTATAGCATACTTCGGTTTTTAAAACGAGAAGCGGTTGAGCCATACGACAATTATAAAAAGTACGGGTATAAGTTTTGTAACGGCAAGGAAGGCCCATTTGGTTTTGATGTTAAGGGAGCCAGTTGTACCGACGAATTAAACTACCGACTCAAACGCACCGTCATGTTGCGGCGACTAAAGGCCGATGTGCTTACGGATCTGCCAAGCAAGACGATGCAGATTATTCCCATGGAGCAAACCAAGGACACTAAAAAGATAGTCAAGCAGGAGGGAGTGTTCGACGTGAATAAGATTTTAGAGAAGCCCGACGCCAACCTTATTGGCGAGATGGCTACTATCCGTCGAGAGCTTGGAGAAGCTAAGCTACCCCAGAGCATCAGCTACATTAAAGATGTAATGGCGAGTGGCGTTGAGAAGGTTGTGGTGTTTGCGTACCACAAGGCAGTATGCGAGGGGCTGTACGAAGCGTTTAAAGACGACGGAGCAGTGCTAGTCTATGGCGGTACTACTTCAACAGATCGCCAACGCTACGTCGATCGGTTTCAAAAAGACGCAGACACCAAAGTCTTTATCGGCCAGATACAAGCTGCTGGCACTGGGCTTACTTTAACTGCGGCC